TCATGGATAAAGGGGAAGTCGCAGAGGAAGCGGTGCTAAATTATTGTGATCGCTCGTATGAGTATTTTATTGAAAAATTCGGGGAAATACCGCCTCCAGTACGCCAGGCTTCGCTTCTGCTGGTAGACTTATACTACACGAAACGGTCTCCTGCCGATGCACAGAATATGTCGGCGGTGCCGTATGGTAACATTGACGCGTTGCTCAGACCGTACATGAAACTCGCTTATGACGTAAACGAAAACAACGAAACAAGATATGGCTGCAAAAATTTATAGAATCAACTACAAGTCAGACTTCATCCTGACTATGAACAGCGACGCAGGCTGGGCCATCCCGTTCTGCATCAAGTTTTTTACATCCGTGCCGAGCCGGGCATACTTTGTCAGCTTCGACGGCACGACCTACACGCATTGCGCGTATGACCCGAGCGAACCCACGAAGCTCGTGGTGCAGTTCGATGACCACCACCTGCCCATCGGCGACCTGAACTATCAGATTGCCTACCATTTCACCGTGGCCGACTTCCCAAACGACACCGAGGATGAGGTCATCAATCCCGCCGCCATCACCACGGAAATCGACGGCGAAACCTACCACGTAATGCTCGACTTCACCGGCGAAACCGCGCCCGAAATCGAGTTCAATCTGCCCGCCTATGCCAACGAAGCCGAGCGCATCCAGAACGAGCTCCGACGGCAGCAGAACGAGGCCGACCGCATAGCCGCCGAACTCCAGCGCGAGCAGGCCACCGCCGCCGCCGTTCAAGGAGCCGAAAACGTGAACGCCCAACTGAACGGTACCACCCTGACCGTCACCAACCGCCTTGGCGTGAGCACATCGGTAAACACCAAGGGCGAACAGGGACCCGTTGGCCCCGAAGGGCCGCAAGGCGAGACTGGCATCAGCATCGTCTCGTTCCTTCCCAAGAGCGAGACGGCCACCACCCTCATCTACACCATTACTTACTCTAACGGCTACACCCAGGACGTGGCCATACCCAAAGGCCCCAAGGGCGACACAGGAGCCACTGGCCCCACTGGTCCGCAGGGTCCACAGGGCGACACCGGCGTGAGCATCACCGGCTTCGTAGAGACCGGCGAAACCGAAACCGACACCCTCTACAACGTGACATTCAGCAACGGCACCACTCAGCAGGTTGCCATCCCGAAGGGAGAAAAGGGCGACCAAGGCCCCGTAGGTCCACAAGGCCCCCAGGGCCCGATGGGCGATGTCGCCGTGATCACCCCCGAGCAGCAGGCCGCCTTCACCATGTACAGCGTCCCCGGCCAGAACACCGATGGCCCGATGACTCAGAAGGCCGTGACGGATAGCCTCTTCGACGCTACTAATCATGTTGAATATGACACTGTGACTCTTCCAACCAATAGCACTGCCTATGCAATTTGGGGTAACCCCAGTACATGGCACGCCACTACGAATAATATTGTGACCAAGAAGGTAGACGTGAATCCAGGAGAAGTCTATAAGATAACATCCAATGCAGACTATGGTGTTCAGATATTCTTCATGGATACATATAGTCCTTCTGATGGTGCTGCCATTACTTGCACCATTGTGGAACTACCAGCAAATACTTCTAACAATGTAACTGTGCCAGAAGATATGCTGTATATGGTATTTCAAGATAACCACCAAAGAACTTATGGCACTCCGACAGCACAATTTCCACAGGAAGTATCATTGGTTACAATTACTCCTGTACTGACTATGATGGACGAACTGAAGGAAGAAGTTAGTAATATAGAAAACGCCATCCATAGTCTTGAACCTGTTGATATAAGTGGATATCCAAGGGACCCACACTATATAATAGGCTCAGAGTGGAGGACTGGTACATCTGGTGTATATTCAAGATTCATTCCAGTGCAGACTGGAACTTATCAGATTTCTGCAGTTGATAGCACTGCTGTCTATGCGGTGTTGAGTGATAATGACACGTCTACCGTGCCTCACTTCGCTCCTAATTATCCACAGCGTCATTACTTACAGGCTGGGGATAGTGTAGAAGTCATAGTGGAGAGTGGTCAATATCTTTGTGTGCGAGATGATGATAACCCAGAAGGTGCTCATCTCCCTTTTATTTATAAGAAAATCGAGGTTAAGGAAATTGTAGATGGTATAGTGGAGGATTTGTATGTGGGAAGCACAACGATTGATTTTATAGATTTTGATTATATCATCACCACGAACAATCTTCTCGCGCAGACTTCCACTTCATATAGAATGTCTACAAATATGTATAAGGTTGGCGATAGTTTTACGATAGTCCCAACTAATCAATCCCAACAATATTATCCAGTAGGTTTTGATGAGAATTTTCATTTCGTACACTCCTATGCTGACAGCGGTAGGGCAACTGGGACTACAACCTTCAATGCTTCTTCTTACGGTGTGAAATATATATATGTATCTGCTGACACCAGAGACAGTATGAGCATCAATGCACATGCATTATTCAAACGTGAAAGCATAGTATGTGCGACATCAGACACATCATCAAAGGACGGTGCTGATATTATATGCCCATCTACCGATGCAAGGGAATCTCTTCAACTTGCCATATCTTATGGGTTGCTATCTGACCGTAAGGTCATATTGATGAATGGCAGATATATATTAAACTCCTATATTACAGAAGGAGGTAAAAATGCTTGTTTAGTTGTATCTGGATTTACGCCATCAACTGGAGAAACCCATGATATGTATGCTAACAGAATAAGATTTGCCACTATTGAGGGCAGTAATGATGTACTCGGCTGGGCTGACGGAGCAATACTTGAAGTATCAGACACGCTATATGCGAGTGTGACTGACAGTAACCCTCTTACTGTTCTGAGGGGTATGATTACTGGTTGGGAGCCTTGTGAGAAGGCGTCTGCAATTAGTCTGAAAAACTTAAAGGTCATGCTCCACGGTAATCAAAAAGCCATTACTTGTGTTGATTTTGGTTATACGGATAATGCGAGAGTGGAACATCTCTATTGCACCGCCTTTGACCCGTTGGAAACATATATTAGTCCTTACCCAGAGACATTTGAAATGCCTATTGCAAATAGCGAGTGCGTAGGTGTTAAGTTGACTTTCGGAAGTAATATGGATGCTTCCATATTTGAACATATATCAGTATTGGGATTTTACGTTGGAATAGATTTCAGTGGTGACCATATTGTTGTAAATAGTCCATCTGCGGTTTATTGTTATTACGGATTCACGTTTGGCAAGTACATGCACAGCGGCGGTATGACACTACCTATTACAATTATCAATATGACTGAAGAGCACAACGTATGTCTTCCAATCTATTATGCCAATCAGAATGACACCAAGGTTATTCAGATACTCAGCGGAAATGTGTACTGGCCAGAGAAATGTTGTCAAGGAAATATCCCATTTGATGACCCAAGAAGGGTCGCTGCTACAATTCCAAATCATAATTATATTGGTTTTATCAATTATGTAAATGGTATTGACCCAAGTACTGGATGGTTCAGTATAATTCAGTCTTCATTGCCTACATCTTATTTCGCTGCTGGTTCTGAAATCTACATGGAACAGAAAAATATGGCAGCACCTTCTCATGCAACATCCGCAGTAAGAAGGACTTGGGCAAAGGGTCTTGGAATGCAATGCTTTGACACTACGCTTAACAAAATGGTATTCTGTGTTGTGAAGAACAATGCTCTTGCTTGGGTGGATGCCAATGGAACTATGGTGGATAACTAATGGGCAACCGAATATTAACGATTCAGTAAACCAACGCCACAATCCCGCCCGACTATCAAAGCCGGGCGGGATTTTATGCCCGAAAAATTGACAAGATATGGCATACACTTCAGGAATGATGAACAAGCGGGTGACGGTGGCAAAGAGAGCTGCCGATGCCGCATCGGGATACGGTAAGGGAGCCGGGGGTGTGAGGTACACCATCCTCGGGGAGTTCTGGGCAGCGGAGGATTTCAACAAGGGTGTGAAGTCGCTGCGCGAGGGGGCTTATGATGCCTATGACACTGTGATGTTCCGCATGCGCTTTCATAAGGACATCGACCGCTGGTGTCTTGTGCAGTACCAGGGCCGTTGGTATCAGATTCAGTCCTTCAACGCTAACTACCAGGACAACCAGATTCAGATCACCGCGATGGAGCTGGCTAACCAGCAAGTGACCATCGTGGAGGAGTAAACCGCTGCCACAAATCAAGCGAAACAAAAAGAGAATTATCTATGAATATACTCAGTAATTTATTCACGCCAACGGGAACCATCCCACTTAAACGCAGGGAGGTGAGCAGCGGAGTACCCGCCACCACCGACCCGTCGGCGGCAAGCAACCAGCAAACCACCACCGGCGCAACCTTCGAAGAGAAGATTGTGCGGGTGCGTCGGCCTGAACTGGCTCTCACGGTGTCGGCGGTGTACCGCGCCGTGGAACTCCGCGCCAAAACGGAGGCGCAGTTCTGCGTTCAGTACCAAAAGATGAATGCGACGGGCGGCAACTTCGTGCCCGATATGTGGGGACCAGGCAAGAACATCAACTACCTGCTGCAAGTGCAGCCGAACCCCATCAGCAGCGCGGCATCCCTCATCGAGCAGGTGGTCATCCGCCGTCTGCTGTTGGGCAATGCCTTCGTGTACATCGAGCGGGATGAATGGAAAGACCCTGTGGCCTTGTGGCTGGCAGAGTGTGGCGGCTATAATGAAATAACCGGCACCTATGCGCTGACCTACCTCAACGAGCGCGGCGTGAAGTTCAAGGTGGATGCACCGCGCGAAGATGTGCTCCACTTCCCAAACACCTTCCGCTATTATGACGGCTTCTGGGGTATGAGCACCTTGCAGTATGCCTTCGATACGCTCTCGCTGATAAAGACCGAGAGCAACCAGGCACTCGAGACCGCCGCGAAGGGTGGCCGCATGAAGCTCATCATCGGCGAGGAAAAACCGCCCCAGGGTGCCGGCACGCTTGCCTTTGGACTGATGAACAAGGGCGAAATCGACAAGTATGCCGCCGAACTTAATGAAAAAGTCTATCAACAGGACATCGTTGGCATCCGTGGCCTCTCAGCCTTGCACAACATCTCGATGACCTCGGCTGATATGCAATTAATGGAGCACATGAACATGGGCCTCGATGACGTTGCAAGGTTTTTTGGTACCCCGAGACCGATGTTGATGTTGGACACTAACTCGCATTATACCACCTACACCAACGCCACGCTGGAATACTTGCAGCGAACCGTCCAGCCTGATGTTACGGAGATGGAGCAGGAGTTCAACCGCAAACTGCTCCGACGCGAAGACTTTGGTCGCCGACGCATCCACATGTGCGAGCAGCCGTTGCTCCGATTGGACAAGGAGGCACAGGCCAAGGTGGACCAGCTGCAACTTCAAACGGGTGCCGCTACTGTTAACGAAATCCGCGCTCAGTACGACCGCCCATCAGTTCCCAATGGCGACATCGTTTATGTATCGACCAACCTGGCAGAGTTGGGCAGTCAGAAACTCAATGGCAACACCGAACCCACTCCCGAACCTAACCCCGAACAGCCATGAAGAAGTCAATAGCAATTATCCACTATAATACGCCCGAACTGACCGAGGCTTGCATCCTTTCCATCCGCAAGGTGGGATGTGATTGGCCGGTCACCGTGCTCGACAATTCCGATGCCCGCCCATTTTCAAAGCGGATGAAGGGCGTAAAAGTGCTCAACAACCGCAAGCAGCAGCTCATCAACTTCGATGAAGAACTTGCTCTCTATCCTGACAAGTGCTATGAGCTGTCATACAATGGCAACTTCGCCAGCGTGAAGCACATGATGAGCGTGCAGTATCTCTTCGGCGTGCTCACCGAAGGCTTTATCCTCATTGACAGCGACGTGCTCATCAGCAAGCCATTCGACTTCCTGTGGGATGAGACCTATGCGGCCAGCGGACATGTGGAGTGGACCATGAAGCGGCGCAACGATCCAGACCGCCTGAAGCCCTACCTCTGCTATCTGAACGTGCCCAAGCTGGTGGCGCATGGCGTGAACTACTACGACCCGACGCGCTGCTGGGGACTGATGCCGGGTGGCGTGAAGAACATCGCCAACCGATACGACACAGGTGCCTCGCTGTTGGAAGACATCCGCAAGCAGAAGCCCGTGCTCCGCTGCCGCAACTGGCAGTACCTGGAAGATGGTTTCGTGCATTATGGCGCAGGCAGCTACCACCGCAACGACGTGATGGACCAGGCCGAATGGCTGAAGCGTAACGAGGCGTTGTGGAGTAAACCCAACGGCAATAAATAACCGAATTGTAAACAAGCAAGAAATATGGATGCTAAGAAAGAAATCAGAAACCTGGAATGCCAGCTTGCCTTTAGAGAGGCTTCAGAAGAAGCATCTTCGAAGGGCATCCTTGGCACCATCTGCGGCCGTGCCATCTGCTTTAATGCTGAAAGCCAAGTGCTCGACGAGTACGGACAGACCTTCAGAGAAGTGATTGCACCCGAAGCCGCCACGATGGAGTTCCTGAACACCCAGGACATCAAGATTAACATGC